GGTCCTGATGGAGTACCTGATAATCCAGGTCAAGTCGTATGGGAAAAACCAGTACGTACTGATATGAGTGCCAATAATAATTTCAACATAGGTCTCTCTGCTACCTTCTCTTTACCACTTGATAAAAAATTACAAAGACTATGTAAAGAAGCTGCCCAAACACAGATAGCACAGCAAGCACAAATTACTGCCAACAAACGATTAGACTTTGAGATCGCACGTCTAAAAAATTGTGGTGAACTTATGCAGAAAGGCATAATGTTCCACCCCAAATCACCCTATGCTGCTATCTGTGCCGACGTAGTTGTATCAACACCTCCAGGAACTATCATACCTCATAGTCATACTCTAGCAAGACCTACATTTAAAGAAGATCAACCAGCCAATGGTACGGCAGAAGATATAGGAACAATTGGGGTTAGAAATACTATGATTGAGACTCCTTCTCCTTCTTCTTCCTCTCTTTCTCAGCCTTCAACTTCTTCTGATGTTCCTTCGCAAAGTTTATCCCAAGAAGACCTTTCTTCTTCCGATACTCATTCGTCCGAATCTCATCAGGAGTCATCCGATAAGGAGTCTTCCCAAGCTTCGACTGGATGGTTCCGATGGCCTTTTTCACGGCAGGCTTCACCACCCGTAGAAGCAGATCAGCCAGCGGCTTTGCTAGGAGGGCCGATCCAGTTGCCACCGTCGCGATCACTGCCGTAGTCGTAGCAACTTGAGGAGTAGGTAGAAATGCTTCTACTGCTCCAATATCCTCATATAAAGTAACACATATCTTTACACCATCAGGGTTCATAGGATCCCTTTGCAACTCAAATCCAGAGACCTTCTCTTTCATATTCTGTGCTACATCTCCTATGCGAGGTGCCATAGGACCAGGACAAGGAGGGTCTTCTGCTGTCTCTGTAGGAGTCTTAGGAGGTTCTGGAGTCTGTGGAGTAGGAGGGGTTGGGGGATCACCTACATCTACACCAGAATCCACTTCAGGAGGATCTCCATAGAAAGTTTCCCACTTTAATCTATTCTGTTGATAATCAATTGCTCTAAAACTTGGAGCACCTGAATCGCATAAAACTGTATTACCTTTGGGATCATTATCTACTAACTGCTTATTTCTATTCCCTCTCGTATTCTCTTTATGAAGTTCAACACAACCAGCAATATTAACGATTGGGGTTCCTACCTGAACTACTACAGGAGGTTCTAATTGAGTAGCATTAGGAGGATTAACAACCCATATACGACTATCAGCAACTCTTATTGTCTGAACATCGTTAACACCAACTTGTGGAACATCACCAATACCAACGTTGCCAACGCCAATATTATTAATACGAATCTCAGGTATCATTGTCTAGGCGGAGTCTCCTTTCGATAATCCTTTTGAGGGTCATTCTTTAATCCTTTAACACCACCAGTCTTCTCTGGCCATGCTTCCCACATAGCCTTCTTGATTTCTTCTCTTACTACCAGACGAAGCTCCGTTATCTGTGCCTCTTGTCTCTTCTGAGGTCCACCAGTTTGAACGTCTATAAGATGACCACCACCTACAATAGATCCTGTGCTAACAACCGCTGCTGCTGATCCATAAGTAGCAATTTTTTGTATGTCCATTATAATCCACAAGTTGGGCAAGGTTCTTCACTATCTATCTTTTTCTTCCTTTCGTTTGCTTGTCCTGCTTTTTCAGCAGCATATAATGCAAATGCTTTAGTAGCAAGACTATTCATAGTTCTTTCAATACCATCTCTAGTATCTTTACTACACTTATCAGTAACAAAACAACCAGCAATAGTAGTAGATACTATTGCCAGTTCAAATCCAACCACAATAAAGATAAGTCTAAAGACCCACTTAAGTGATTGTGTCATCAGTCTTTCCAACCACCGGCTCTTAACCAGTTATTGTAGTGAGGATTGTCCCAGTTGTCACTAATTTCATAAGAAGGAATTACAACCTCTGAGATATATCTTCTGTTTTCTACAGCAGTTTCTGCTGCAAAATTAGCCGTGCTTGTTATCTGAGCACCCCACCATACAGCAGCACCTAATTGTGCTACTAAGAATGTGATAACTGGTATTGGAATACTTTTCATGATTGCAATGCCTTTTCATATGCAGGTTGATAAGCAGAAGTAATTGCTCCATTAGCATCAGGTGAATCCAATCCAAGTTGTGGACACTGTTCTTGAATGTTATTGTAGACCCGTTGCATTTGATATGCAGTTTCTGCCATCTGTGCTTTGAGTCCTGCTATTTGTGATTTAAGAGAATGGATTTCTGCTTCATGATCCATCATCTCAGAAGATGTACCTGCCATCTCCATCTGAATGCCTTGAAGTTCCTGTTCGGTTTGTGATTCTGCCATTAGTTTAAGCCTCGATAAGTGTGCCAAATGACCTACGAATTTCACGGAGTTTCTCAAGGTTCATATCCTTGGTTCCTCCATCATATGCATGGGCATATCCTTGTGTAATCATTTGTTCGTTGAGAGACAACTCTTCGTCGCCCACGTATAACCACCCAAGAAGCCTACCATACTTCCCAACGCCGCCGTGAAGCTCAGTACGAACAATGAGCTCATCATCGCCATCTAAAACATCTTGTAATTCTTTTTTGAGCCAGTTGGTTGCATCGATTCCTAGTGCCTTCTCTTCCAAATTTTTTGTTCTCTTCTCTGGCGTATCAACTCCTGCAACTCTAACTCTTTCTTTCTTGTATAAGTCAAACCCAAGATCAATGGTGACATCAATAGTATCCCCGTCAACAACACGATCAATCTTAATTACTCGAAAGTTGTAGCAGCTCTTCCTGCTCGGTGGTGTCATCCCAGCCATTGTTAAAATATTCCATAAGTATATTATTTAGTTATACAGAAGAAGTACTCAACGTACCGTCATCAGCAACAACAAGTCTGTATTTTGTACCATTTGGAGATGTTAATACTACTCCTTGTGCTTGCGATGTTCCCACAGTAATATCAGAAGTAAAAGAAACTGCTCCACCAACAACTCCAGTCGTACCATCACTATGAATTTCTAAATCATTTCCAGCACCAAAGGTTGCTTTGGCATTATCCGTAAACTCTAATGAATTAGTAGACTTATCCCATGATAAATTATAAGCATCACCAGTAAAGTTTACATCATCATTAGTATGAAGAAGACCAAGTAGATTAACCCCATTTCTAAAAGTACCAATACCACTTACATTTAATGTGCCACCCACATCTAATTTGGCACCTGGTGCAGACGATCCAATACCAACCTTATCAGCGCTACCATCAGAAAAGATTTGATACTCATCATTTTGTCCTTCAACACGAAAATCGAGATCATTACTACCATCATTGATTATAACAGTATCAATAGTTGCTTCTTCAGCATGAATTAAAGGTTTACCACCAGCAATTAATCGTATTTGGTCATCAGTAAATTCAATATAGGTATCAGTATCACCTATATGCCTGATGTTACTTTCTACATATAGTTGTCCCTCTACATCTAAACTATCACCGAATGTAGAAACACCAGTTACATTTAAAGTTGTGCTATCTAATTGTCCCGATACTGTAGCACCAATGCCTGATGTTTCAAAACGTTTTACATCATCATAGAATATGGATACGGATCCACCATCAACAGCTAAAAGATAATCCGCACTATTATTTTGAGTCTGTAATCTTATATCATTACCAGCGATTCTCAATTGTCCAGTGTCATTCTTTATATTACTAACGTCACTAGCGTGCCATATTCTTAAATCTCCACCCGATGCACTACCCCATACACATTGAGCACTATCATCAAATTTAAACTTACTTGTTGCTTGATCCCATTGAATGTTATATGCAGCACCAGGGAATTTTACGTCACCATTATGGGTAGTAACACCAGCAACCGTTAAACCACCATCATTAAGTGTAGTTATATTTGTAATAGTAAGATCACCAGCAGATGCTGATATATTTCCTAAATCAACATCAGGAGCACCACTTAATCCAGTAGCAGTACCAGTTACATTCCCAGTTACGTCACCAACAAAAGTAGTCGCAGTAACAACACCAGTAGCATATAAATTTGTAGTAGTGACAAGTCCCGTTACACTAATACCATCTACAGTGGTGGCAAATTTCTGATCACCATTAAAATATAAATCTACACTAGAATTTACATTACATTCAATATACCTCTCGCTACTATCTTCTCTTGCAAGCTTGATTACATCACCACGAATCCTTAAATCACCACCAGTATTTTTGATAAAGGTATGAGTACCTCCATGCCACATCTGGAAATCTTCATTAGATCCTAATGTTAATCGAGTATCATTATATAAAACTAAATCACTTTTAGATTCGTCCCATCGTGCATTACTATTTGCACCTGTGAAAACTACATCATCCTCAAACGTAACAGTACTACTGAAAGTGGTGACACCAGTAATACTTAATGGTGCAAATTTAAATTTCTTGTTTGCATCATCTCCAGTTTGATTCACATCGACCTGCAAATAATATCCATCATAAGCAGTAATATTAGTTGCTATTCCTACATTAAGATCCTCAAGATATTGCAACTCTACTGAACCACCTCCACCAAGAGTTGCAATTTGAGTCTGAATTCTATTAAGGAATAACTTATAATGATCGTTTAATTGTTTAAGGGTTACAAAATTCTGATCTAAAGGGGTAAGAGGATCTGAATTCTTTACATCAGGAGGAATATTTAAAAGACCTTCATTAAGAGTTTGCTTATATCCATCTCGTATAATATCAATCTTCTCTTCAAGTCTTTTAATATTATTTGCTACATCACCTGAAAGAATATTCTGTACATCAACTAAAACTTCTTCTAAAACTTCTTCTTTTATTTGACTAACTACATCAATTCTATAGGTTTCTTTATGCAAGTTCTGACGCTGCTCTATAAAGGCAATATCAGCACCTAAGTTTTGTCGTGTCTGTCTAATATTATCATCAATCTCTTCTTTGAAATCAATAACAATATTAATCAGTTCATTTATAAGATCACTATTATCTGAGGAAGGTGGTTCAGCAGGAAGTTCTTCCTTCTCTTCAACTATTTTATTATCATCTACAACTTCTTCTTTTATTTCACTAACTACAGGAAGATCTTCCTTCTCTCCAATTCTTTTAAAACTAGAGACAACAGTAAAGAGTGCTTTATCTTCAGCCGCATAGGAGGGAGGAGGTTCCTTGGGAACAACTTTTGAGGGTGGTTCCTGGGGAAGATCTTCGCTCACAGTGGGATTAGATTTATTATTCTTCTCTTCAAGTCTTTTTACACTCTTGGCTACATTAAAGAGTGCTTTATTCTTCCCGGAGGTCATCGCTCCCATTGTTGAAATATTCTGCCAATGCATTATTTATATCAAATTCCGGATCAGTTCTTTTTTGTTCTGCTTCCCACTGCCTAAACCTATTAATCATTTCATTAGCACTTGCTGCCGTATCAGGTAACATCCCTGGATATGGTTGTTGTCTTTCTATCTCAAAGGCATCTGCTGGTGCTGCAAAATATCCTGCACCAATAAAAGCAAGTGCTATTGATCCCAGTAGACCAATAGCCGCCACTACCTTCTCATTGGCACGTACTCTGCCAGTAAGTTCTTTTTGTTTTTCTATAAGAGCATCTACTTTAGTATGAAGCACAGCAATGTGTGCATCAACTTTCAGATCCTGTAATGTTTTGTCGCTCATCATTCATTTCACGGTAAGCCATACGCATTATATAGTAAATTGACCAAGATACACCCCCTAATAATATACCAATCATTATGTTGACGCTCTGGACAACTTCTTGCATTTTACTCTACGTGAATAACTCCTTTCATACCAGCACCAGTATGAGGTTCGCATTGAAACTCATAATCTCCTGGATCATTAAAGGTCACATCAAAACTCTCTCCACCTACAAAGGCAAGGTCTGGATGTGAAAGTTCTGGATGATCTGCTACCACAAAGTTATGAGGTGGTAGATCTCCATTCACTATTGTAACCGTATCACCTGCAGCAATTGTAAGCTCAGCAGGATCAAACACCAGGTTCCCATTAGAACCCATTTGTATTTCCGCAGCATATGCAAATCTCGGCATGAAAAGAACGAGCAATGCTATAAGCATCACCCACACAGTGTCTATGAATGTTTTCATGATATTAGATATGTGCACTGAACATAGATCCCTCAACTAGTATACAGTCTATACTATTAGGGTGAGAATGTAAATATGGTACGTCTTCTGTTGCGTGTTGCTTTGCTTCCCAAGCATTCTCTGCGTACTCACAAATGCTTTGGTGATGCCTAGTTTCATCTAGGTACTGAACGGTATAGTGGGACATGATCTTTCAACTCCACATTACACCAATATTTATTTTACTAATAGGTAATATTAACTATTATTATGTGTGTTTCAGCACCATGTCATAGAACCTGGACAACACCTTTAACATCAGGTATTTCCATCATTAACTTCTTCTCTATACCTTGCTTCAAAGTCATGGTACTCATAGCACATGTAGCACATGCACCACCAAGTCTTACTTTAACATACCCTTCTTCTGTCTCAACATACTCTAACCATCCACCATCTGCTTCGATGTATGGAAGAAGTTCATTCAATACTTCTACTACATTAGAGTCGTTGAGTTCCATTTAATATCCCCCATAGGGATCATTTTCAGGAGTGAATTCTTGTATCCTTTCTTCCGACCCACCCAACTTATTACATGAGATATCAGAATCACAATTTTCAGACCCACCTAAACCAAAAGGATTGTACCTTGCTGTTGCCATTTTATACATCTTCTCATGCATAGTCTCTTCTTTCTCTTCCTTTTTACCTCCAAACCAATCATCATCAGAAGGAGGTTCATACTCGCATGGTGCTAAATCTAATTCTTCTTCCAATTCTGCTCTCCTCTCTGCGGGTGCGTACTTATTAGGGGAATCAAACCATTCATTAGGATTAAATCCCAAATCATTATCCCCTACTCCAACAACCTGCTCTTCAGCAACAAATCCTGGAGGAGGTTGAGGGGTATAAACAATTTTAGTATTTGTAGGAATGGGTTTCTCTTCAAATACCTCTAGATGAATGTCCTCACCTTTATGAGAACCTACGAAAATATTTCGGATACTTCTATTAATAGAATCTAAAATACTCATAATCAACTCCACTCACGAATCATTTGTCTTACATCAGTTACACCAAAGAGTGCTTTACATCTCTGTTCAGCATCTTCTTTTAAGTTAGACTCACACCAGAATTCTACCTTCTTTAGTCTATTTGAGTCAAGTAATATCTGAGCAGACCATCTATATGGTGCTTTCATTACAATAATATCGCGCCAATAATAAAACCCTTGGCGAAAGAAATACACAACATCTGATAGTCGGTCAAGTTGAACTTGTCCTGAAACTTTCTTGCGAGATTGCGATCCCATGCCACTACGTTATCAAATACTTTTTGTGCTTTATCGGGGAGTCCCATTAATCTTTCCAAGGTTGGGGGTCATTTATATTTATCCAGCGTCTAATCCATTTTAAAATTTTTCTCATTCTACATCCTCACAACCAGCAAAGTCCATGGCCATCTGTCCACCTATCTCTGCTCCTTGTTCCATGCCGAGCATAGTAGCAGCACCAGCGAGCACCCAACCCACATAAGGAACAGAGGCGAGACCAGAAGTACCAACAGCGGCACCGATGCTACCGCCCACAATCTTTCCTGTCGATTCTCCTCCGCCTGCCGCCTTAATACACTTGACCTTGGCGGCACTAATCTTTGGGTTGGAGGAACCCTGTAAGTGGCGAGCCCCATCCACCGTGTATTGTTCTTCGTATCGCGTCCTCGCCTTACCAAACCCCAGAAAGCCAGCAGGTCTTTCGACGTTCTTCACTACCCCCAATCGTAAAGGATCATGTGCACGATAGTTAATTGCATACCCATCCTTATTTGCTTGTACACTATAAGAAGTATATTCTGTAATGGGTAAATCTAATTTTGGAAAAGAAGTACGGTTAGCAAGCATCCCAATCATACCAATATGTGAGATGCCTACTACCGTACCTAAACTAATTCCTATCCACTTGTTCATAATATACTCCTCAAGTTATGCTTTTGGTGGTTCCTTTGGTGCAACAGGTGTAATTGCTATAGGTGCCTGCTCAATTCTTATAGTCTGTGCAGGTGCTGCTTGAGTTGCTTTCTCAATCAACCTTTCCATATCTGCCTTAGATACAGAACCATTAGGACCACTACCACCACCTTCCATCTTCATAGTCCCATCACCTTTCTTAGATGCTGTCTGAATCCCAAAGCTAGCTAAAACTCCAGTGAAGACTGAAGCTATAAAAGTTGGATCAATTTTCTGTTGTGGTACTCCAGGTATGGCAACATAATTTAATGTCAATATTCCGCCGGACCACACAAGAACACCAAGTCGCACCATACTTGAGAGTATAGCAGCTTGCTCATCTTGGTCTGGGAGAATAGCATCCTTAAGTTTCCCTAAAGCACCTTTCTTTTTTTCAGGTTTCTTTTCTTCCTTTACTTCTTCAGACATAAGAATGAGATTAACTCATTCTATTTAGAATGGTTGAACACCTAGTCCAGTATCAGGACCTGCTGGAGCGGCTGCTTGAGGAGTACCACTAAGATCATTAGCACCAGTAGGAAGTTCAGGTGCTATGCCAGTACCCGGAAGACCGCCTCCCAAACCTCCAAGAACGCTTTCCATAACTTGAGATTTAACTCCATCAACGATGGAAGCGCGATTGACGTATACATATAACCCACTGCCAACAACGGCAGCAGATACAACAGCAGACGACACAGCAAGTACATTAACTATTTTTTGACAAGACATTTTAATAAGTCGAGTTATTTATTTAGCAGTATAGTATGCTTTGAAGTAACTGACAAGCCCTGATGTTGTAGCATGTCCTTTCTCTACCCATTCATTAGCACATTCATAGATGGCTCTATTAGGGTAATCCGTATATGGATTATCATTTCCAAATTCTTTCATCAATATAATTAATGCTTCTTGCCGCAACTTCATTTGCGGTTCTGAATATCTCCACTCTGCTCCAACTTTTAACTCGCTAGCTGAATAGGTAGTAGTCATTTGCTTTATTGAATATTTATTCTACAGTAGTCCTAAAGACCCTGCAGTTATCCCGATACTAACAAAAAACCCAAACTCTAGCAAGTCCCTAGCACCAGGAGGTGTGGAAATTAATACACTAGTTAAGAAGGTACTGACCAGCATTGAAATATACGTAAGCAGCGACTGAGGATAAGAAAGCTAATTGATACATTATGCTCCAGAGGGAACGGTAACGGGAACTGGTTGCATTACCCGTATACCTTTTCCTCCTTGGGAATCGTCATCGTCATCATCATTAAATCCACCACCAGCAGCAAAATAAAATCCTAATACTATAAGTACTGGAAAGAATGGGAATAGTAATGCCCAAACTGGTGAAACTGATTCTGTTGCGTAGACTAATTCGCCCATTGAGATAAGTAATACGAGTAATTATTTAGAAATATTAAGTTTTGTTAGAAAAGAAACACACCCTGAGATTGAAAGAACTCATGTACTGCAGGGTTGTGAAGATACTGACGATAGAATTCTAATACTACCATCGACACAACCCATACCATACCTGTGTCTCTAAGAGACCAAAGGAGTGTCATTAAAAAATACCAGGAATGATTTGCCCAGTTGTAACGTATGCACCAATGGCAGCAACGAATCCAATCATTGCCCAACGACCATTAGCAAGCTCAGCAGCCTTGCTCTGGTCTACGTCCATTACTTCTACGCGAGGTTCAGAAGCAAACATGTTTTGACGGCCGCCGTCTTCGGTTGTAACTGTGGAGGAGGAAGAAGTCATTGTTGTGTAAAGAAACATTACACAATTATATAGCAAACATTAAATTTAGACAAGGTATTATTACCTAGTCCTGACAAATGAATTCTAACTGATTGCCTTCTGGGTCTCTTGTATAGAAGGAAACCGTACCATCTCTGTGCTTATAAGGTCTGCAACATGAATATCCCATATCCATTAACTCTTTCCACTTCTTTTTTAACTCTTCATGAGTCTCCAAATAAAATGCGACGTGTGGGTCTGCTCTATTATATCCTGGTCCTAGTAGTGCTATGCCTTCCTCAAAGTATGACCAATCCTCACTCTCCCATTCACAATTAAATCCCAGTGACATGTAATAGGAGACTGCCCTATCCATATCCTTTACACGTATAGCAACGTGATGTAAAAAGTTA